TTGACTCCGAGAAATCCAATTCGTAGACAACCTTTTCGCTTTCATCCCTTTTGAATTTTCCCACACAGATAAGTTCGGGAAAGTCGGGACCCGATGTCCAGAAAGGAACGGATACTGCATCTCCTTCAGCAAGTTCCAGTGTGCTCACTAGCTTTTCAGCTTCTTCCTTACAGATTTTCTCTAATTTTTCCATGCTGTCCGTGTTTTTACCACAATGAACGGCAATTTCATTTTGTTGGTTTGATGTTTTCATGATTTTATTGTGTTATTTGGTTAGGAGTGGAAATATGATTAATGATTATTTTTATGCTGCCAACAATATGTCATAATGTTATCATTTTAAGAATTAATTATAATACCATAAATAATCATGATCTTTATTTATATCAAAATCTTCACTTTTTCTGACTTCATCAATTATGTTGTTAACGGAATCAGAGTCTATTGAATTTGAATTTTTATATATTTTTTTTATTTTAAAATTTTCATCAAAAACATATTTAGAACAGTAAAGCGAGTCTCCGAAATTAGTTTTACATATATAAGTATGAATAATTCCTGTTCCTATTTTATAAGGAGTATATTTAGCTTCTAAGTCGTTTATTTCTCTAGCCAATAAATCTCTTTCGTATGAAGAAGGTTTGATTCTCATCTCATTTGCAAGATCTTTACCATACATAGCGCTATCAACTTTGTATTTTTCAGCGTTGTATATTGAATCATACAAATATTGATATTCTATCTTATCGTATTTCTCTTTTAATTCTTTATACTTTTCTTCTTCATTTATATTAGATAGGACATCCGCCAATTCACTAAATTTAATAGGAGTATATACCCACCCTTCTGGCATTTGGGATTTTATACTCTTGTAAATCTCATTTTCTGCTTTTTTTTGATTATTAGAACAAGAAATAAACAATAAAGATAATAGTATAAATAAGATGTTTTTCATAATTACTTTTAATAAATTATTTTGCCGTTCTTATACAATCTACATAGGATTTAAATTTTTCCGCCTCTCCGTAATTAACATCTTCATCATAGATATACAATCTAAATTTTTTAATCCGTTTTTTAGAGAAAACAATTAAATCATTTTGCGTTAGCTTTATAAAAGAACTGTATTCAAATCCATCACTAGTTGCTTCTACATCAACCTTTGATTGTCTATTCCATTTTGTACCATCATCAAAAAGAACATTTACTCCTGTCTTATTTACATTCACAGTATTTCCACTAGTGCTTAAACTAAGATAATATACAGAAACTCCTTTTGACATTGTTTTATAAATTATCATAGGGGATATCCGGTTTCCGGACAATAAAGGAGAACTTATTGTTATTTTATCTGTAAAATCATCAACTTTTCTCTCTAACCCAGAACATAGCAAATCTTTAGAGTAAACAATCCCACTACTTTCAAATGGAAAATTGAAATCATAATTTTTATCATACTTAAAATAAATAATCTGATTATTAGCAGTGTCTTTTAATACAAAGATAGGTTTATTTCCATCAAGTAATTTACTCTCTTTAGTTAATTCATTTCCTTGTTTGTCTATTATATTATCTACCTTAAATATACGATTAATCAATGAATCCTTTACTGTTTTAAAATAATATTTAGAGTCAGGATATATGACGTTGTTATCAAATTTTCTTTGGCAATGATCCAAACTGTTGTAAAATGTATAAGTAAATCCTGTTGAAAGAACATCATTTTTAACTCTTAAAAGACTTCCTTTATAAAGTAAGAAGTCATCTCCTAGAAAACTAAATTTAAATGTTTGAGCATTTAAAGATAATGAACCAAACAAGAACAACAGGAAAGCTATTTTTTTCATAACTGTGTGTTTTATGTTATACAATGCGCAAACGTACAAAAACCAAAAATAAAATACAAGCTTTACAATATATTTCTGATTTTGATACATGAAAAAGCCCCTATAACACATAAATGAATATGGTATAGGGGATATAAATAAAAGAATAGACTATTCTACTTTAATATTTATGCTTTTTCCACAGTGAGGACAAGTGAGAGAAAGACCGTCTTTCTTTGGCTGTACTTCTTCCGGTGATACAAAAAGTTGCCAAAATGGCACTTCTAAGCTTTGAGCAATAGTATTTAGAGTATTTGCTGAAGCTTCCTGTTTTCCATTAATAATATTATATAAGCTCACGCTTGATACACCTACAATAACAGCTAGCTCTTTAGCTGTCATACCTTTTTTCGATAGGATTTCTTTAATTCTATTATCCATAATATAATACTTTATTTTATCACAGCACAAAGATAAGGTAATATTTTTGTTTTAGCACAATAATATAAAGTATTACACTATTAATTATAGTTAAAACTAAAGTAATTCTTTTGTTTTAGTTTGCACAATATAAAGTATTACAATATCTTTGTAACATCAAAAAGGAAATAAAGTAATAACAATTAAAAAATAAAGATTATGAAACGGTATTTTGTAAACGGTAAAGAAATCAGTGAACAAGAAGCAAAGGCAATCGAAGCAAAGAATCAAGAGTATATGAATAGTAACGACTTATCCCTTTGGGCTAAATGTGAGTTTATTACAGTAATCAATAAGTAAATTAACCAGCAGGGCGAAAGCCCTGCGCAACAATACAGAATATGAAACGAGAATTAGAAAGAACATTATCAGTAATTGCCGGAATAGCTATTGAAGTCACAGTTTTAAAGAAATCGGCTACGTTTTCTTTCGATGGAAGAAACGATGAAGCAGTATCTAAGATAAAGAACTTCTTCGCAGGCAAAAAGGAACTGGAAGTTGACTACGATGAAGAATGTGACTTTACTTGTATTTACATGAATCTATAATAACTAACCAGCAGGGGTTTTGCCCTGCAAAACAACAAAATCAAAAAAAATCATGAAAAGTTTAGTCTTTACATTTGGAAATATGAATAATGTATGTATCTTTGCAATGCTTAACATATTTACAACCCTAACAAATGCAAGTGGAGCTTGCATATTTATGCGAGCATTTTTTATGCTTGTACTTAAAATATCGAGGTATTACTATACCCCCGTGACAAACCGTAATGGAATGTCAGCATTTGTTAGGAATGTGTTAAGCAGCGGGAAAGGTAGTAATACCTCTTTTTTATTGTTTATGCTTAACAGTAATCCTAACAATCAAAATCGAACAAATAATAGTAGTTTGATGGCGACGTTAATCCACGATACGGATAGAATGAGTTCGCTTGAAATTGCGGAACTCACAGGAAAACAGCACGCACATATTATGCGTGATATTCGTTCTCTTTTAGCGCAAGGAGTATCACAATCCAATTTTGGATTGTCATTCTACAAGCAACCACAGCCAAGAGGAGGATATAAAGAACTCCCCTGTTTCGAACTCACCAAGAAAGGCTGCCTGATTCTAGCATCCGGCTACGACGCAGTACTCCGTGAGAAGATTATTGATCGCTGGGAACAACTCGAACTAGAGAAGCGCAAACCTCAAACTCCGCAAACCTACCTCGAAGCCCTGAAAGCCCTCGTATCCTCGGAAGAGGAAAAGCAACGGCTAGCGCAGGAAAAGAGACAACTGGAGCAGCAAAACGCCAAACTCCAACCAAAGGCAGCCTTTGCCGACGCAGCTTTCGCCACCGACGACAAGGTAGACATAGGAATGTCCGCCAAGATTCTAAAGCTCGGATTCGGGCGAAATACCCTGTTTGACAAGCTAAGGAAAGCGGGCGTATTCTTCGCCAACCGCAACGAACCCAAACAGAGGTTTATTGATGCCGGATACTTCGAGATGAAAGAGAAGTTCATCGAGCGTAACAATCATCCGGGATTTGTCGTAACCAAAGTGCTGGTTACCCAAAAGGGGTTGGCTTATCTAAACCACCTGTTTGGCGGAAATCCTTCAGACGGGAAGCTAGCCAAGATAGTATAACACACATCACACATTTACAGCAGTCCGTTTCAATGCCGGACAGCCACAACTATATCGAAAAATAAAACGAATCACACGAATCACACTAATAAAAATATATCACTATGGAATTTTCAGAAATTAGAGAAAAGTTTGAAGGTCTGACGGCAGACCAAGTTTGCGAACTGGCAAAGTTCGGTAAAGAGATTTTAGACCATGCCGGAATGTTCGGCTTGTCATCTGGGTTGCTGAACTTGATTAAGGATATTCTCAACGCAGATGATTATGTGTATGATGACAATAAGCGTACAATCGAGACACTTATACATATTATCAGCCTAGTTAATGATTTGACTGAAAAATGTCTGCATGAACGCAAAACCCCGTTTGGGCTTACAGGGCTAAAAGATGATAATGAATACTTAGGATTAAAAGAAGAAACCAAAATAGAAGCATTATAATAGATTTGTCAGGGGGCTTCGGTTCCGACACATTAGTTGACGCCAATCAGCGGGAAAGGGCAGCCCTAAAGCTACCCTTTCTTTATGATTTACATTGCCAACAGATTGATGATGCCCTGTCTACCAATTCCGGTAATCTTTCTATGGTAGATAATATGCCCGTTGTCAGCAACCTCTTGCTTTATATCAAACCAACCAAGCGTAGAGTATTTAGTGTATGGTACCCATGTCTGATTAACTTTGTATTGTACGCCAAGTTCTTTTAAACGGTTATTGAGTTCAATTGCCGATTTAAGCCCTAATTCTTTAGCAACTTCCGTACATGTATAGGTCTTATTGACATGAGTTAGTACTGCTACTTGTTTTTCCGCTTCAATCCTCCGTTCACGCTCTTGCTTCAATTTCGTGAGGGCTGCTATCATGGCATCAGGATTATTTAGGGCTTCTTCTATAAAGTCAGAGGTCGCAAAGATACCATGTTTACGTATTGAAGGTAATACCTCATCACACACCCAATCTTGAAACTGTTCAGCATTAGGGAGATTGCTTCTCATTATAAGCCGATATACATCCTTTTCTGGAATATACACCATATTAGTACCACCAACACCATTAGCATGTTCGTGAAACACGATTTTGCCTGATTTACAATGTCTTGAAATAGCATCTGCTGTATTAGAATACCCTAATGCTACCGCCACATCTTTTGCACAAAACAAAGGTTCATTACTTTCGTTCATAACAATTCGGACTTCGCCAAATTGCTCATTTTTGAAAATCTGAATATCATTCATACAATTTTCGTAGTGTGTCCTTTCACACACAGGAATATAAAAAAAACAGCACCGAACGCTTGAGGATCTTTCGGCACTGTTTATATATTCCCAACTCTATGGAAATACTTAATATCTTATATGCGCTTCCCCAAGCTGTATCGCACTACAAATATAGCAAGTTTTTATTATTTGGCAAACAATTATTTTATTTTTCTTTCGACGGTATTTTATTGTTCTATTTTTCCTATGTTTTTTGTATAATCCCCGTGATTTTTCTAACCGCACACCCTGAATATTATCCTATTCTTCGTATTACGGATATATATATTCGACGAAAACACCTTTGTAATCTTCTCCCTCTTTTGCATACCAAATACTGCCATCCTCTTTTTTGAATAGGACATACACCGATTTCTCCATTTTAGCCGCCTTCTTTGCGATTTCCCGCATTCTCTCTATATAAGCAAGCCGTTTATTACCTTGACACCAGCAACTCATAATACGCCAAATTTTGAAAAGTAATTCTTAAGCGCCGGGTTAAGCACATATTCGAGGAAGTATTCACGGGACTTCACTCCTACTCCCAATATGGCACTTCCATACTTCCTTTCTATATCCGTTCCTATGTCGCTTCCTCTTGTTTCTATCTTCAACCCCTTTGAGGACGAAGAGACACGTATAGAATCATAAAATTCCCCTGTTATAATGAGGTTGGGAGTATAAATATCCCTAGCCGGATACCCCTGGAAAGAGGGAGTAGGTTTTGTTATTCTCTTCTTCATCTTAGCGTACCCCTTCGCATTGTTCTTCCACTTTCCGGCTTCATCAGTAGCAAACCAAGGATCGTTCAAATAAGTAGGTCGCAATGGTTTATCATTCCCATTTACACCTGAATACAACTGCTCTGTCACAAATTCCCTAACAAGAGATTTGTTCGAATCCATAGTGTGTTGAACCTCTCCTTCAAACCCATTAACAAAAGCTGTCACATTATCCAATACTTCTTTTATTGTAGCCATACGCAAATTATAAGAGAAAAGGGAAGGCAAATGCCCTCCCCTCTTGAAAACAAACCACTTAAATAATACCCTCTGAAGGAGTTCTGATACCGACAATCTTGTCGTAGATGTCAGAGAGGATATTTTCTTTTTCAGAATCCGTACGGTCAGAAAAAAAGACCTTGTGTTTCGCAATGAACTCCTTTTTCTTCATCTTCCGTACCTCTTCATCTACAAAATTGATTCCCTCGACTTTCATGATACCCACTGTTCAATACCAACCACACCGTTTTCCTGCAAAACTTTAGGGGACTTCAAGGAAGGAGTGCCGGTTGCCGTGATAACCAAATTTCCATTCTCAAATTTAACAGCGGACACCTCTCCATCAAAGCAAGCAGATGCACCTTCCGCCAATGCCGCACCGAAGAAAGAGGTAACATCAAGACCACCAAAATGCTCTCTTAGTTTATAATTGTTTTCTCCTGTGTCGAGTTTTACGAGTTCAACATACACAAGTCCTTTCAAGGCTTCCACAACATCGAACTTGTATACACGATAATCTGCGTTCTTCACGTATTTTTCGTAATCCTTGAACATCGTCCCAATAGTAAGGTTAGCCTCCGTACCGGATGAATCCCAGTCTTGTCCGCCCGGATAAACACCGGAAAGAGGAATACCAGCAAGAATATCGGTGCCGTCATTCATTCCGTACACGACATTGTTTTCATCTACGAAGTACGCATCAAAAGCAACACCTTTGGCTGCCATGATATTCGCTTTCAGACTGGCATCATATTCATCCACTGTCCAAACATCATCCTTTGCGGAATACGATGTAATCTTGTTAGGACCATATCCGACTGCTGCCTTGTTGGCTTCCCCACCGGAAGGTGCATATTCAATAATTGTCTTGATCGGGAAGATACGATTCGGACGGTCATCATGACAAGCCGCCTCAAGCAATTCCGCTGTAGCATTTGCGGGAAGCTTATAACCATGCATCGTAAGAATAATAGCCTTTACTTTTCCCGGATCAAGCAAACATTTTGAAGTACCGGTATTAAATTGAGCCATACCGGCACATTCTCTAAATTCTGTTGCCATAGCACTTAATATTTTTAATTTTAATATTCAAATTCTTTATCTCGATAGCGTCGATGAAATCTCTAAATGGTTTACCGTCAGCTTCCACTCCCTTTCTTCCATATCGGTAGTTTTCTGTATATAAATGAGGAATTACACCGTTATACTCATTAACAATGTCCGGAGATGAAAGTATGCTTTTTATGAAAGCATCATAAACAGGTCGTAGAACATTGATGAACGACACCCTTTCCCTTTCTTCATTAAGATACTCCTTCCGAGTATCTACCATGATAATAAATTCAAGACTGGCGTTTGGGATCTTAGATGTACGATCCTCGATATACGGAGAATACAGGCATATAATAGGAAACTTTAGTTTGCTTCTCTCTTGCGACTGACTCCATTCAGTTAACTGCCCGGCAATATATTCCCAATCTCCAAACATATAGGAAACATTACTGCCATATATTTTCGCAGTATTATCTACAATATCTCTGAATATGTCGTTTATTGATTTCATATTCCCAGTCCATTTATGAGTTCAAGCATAGTTGTGTTAAAAACAAAGCCGTCATATCCCTTATCTGATTCCAGGAAATCATACAAATCTTCATTCATCTGCACCATATTATTCCAAGCAGAAATCAAAAGAGGATTTGGATCCGCCTTTTTATCATCAGAGGCATATACAGTCCCTACCGGAGTTTGTACTACCCCACACCGCCTAACATAGTGAAAATACACATAATTAGCAATTGGGCTATATCCTTTACGAGAAAGCTTTTCTTTCAACTTTTCCCATTTATCGACATCATTTTTGCCTGATAGAAGATATTCAATGAATTCACGGCTCATACTTTTCCCCAAGACCATTCGGAGGAACTTTCGCTCGTATAAATCGATATACGATTGGAGATTATCCCGTTCTGCTTTTCTTGTGATTGAATCATCGTCTATATCCCAGATTATGCCGAGACTTAGCAATCCTGTAAAATATGAGCCGTCAATAATCATTGTTTATTCTCCTTTCTTCTTATCTTTTTTCAAAAGGTCAGAGCATCCAGCCTTATCGGCCGCAGAAGTTATTTCAGAAGTTTCTGAAACTACCCCCATCTTTACCCATTTCATCGCAATCGGAAGGGAGACGTGGGTTTCATCCCCCGACTTAAATGCACCGAAATCCTTTTGGAATGTAACTTTGTACACTTCCGACAAGTCCATATTATAAGAGTTGTCGCTTTTTGCTTTATTAATACTGCTTCTTTTCATATTTTACATTTTAACACGTTAAGCACTTTTGGTTATCGCAGTAATCACATTTTGGAATGTGTCAGACACGAATGCTGTCTTATATTGAGACTTGATATAAGCAAGCATTCTCTTTTCACCCAAGATAGTCACCAAGTTTTTGGTGAAATCATCATTCTCCCAACCAATGCTCATGGAAAGGACAACATAATCACGGATAAATAGATAACGAAAGTCTCCCATCTGGAAAGATCCTAGCTTTACGTTCGGATCTTGGATAACCCGAAGTCCCGTAATCAATTCATCCCCAATTTTAAATGGGCGGATATAATCACCATTGTCGTTCTTTGTGAGCTGCATATTAGCATAATCCACCGGATTCATACGAATGGCATTCGGAGAATAAGCCATATTGCTTACACTTACAATTTGAGTATAAGCGGCCACAATCGCATCATACATATTAGGGGACTTGGACACTTCGATTCCCGTTAGAGAGAATGCCGGAATTGAATCACCAACTCCTTTTATCTGGCCACCGGAACCTGTTCCATTGAATATTCCATCTTCTTCTTTCAAGCCAATCTTATTGATAATCTCGGCTTCAATTTCTCTTTCCAATTGCGGAATATCTTGTAAGACTTCGGTTGTAACCTTGGCTGTCAAAGCTACCTTTCCGGCAGAAACGGTAACAGTCTCCACAGATGCTGTCATTGAAGGTTTTAAACCTCCTTCGGGAACCCATGCGGCAT